TGGGAACAGGGATTTTTTGCCTCCATAAGACCGAGAATACTTGCGGGGATACCAATCTCTTCAAAGCAACATGAGTGCCTGAGTAAAATTTGGGACAAAGTGACGGAGGTATAAACCATGCCGGAATCGGATGAGTTTGAACTGTTCTGTGAAGATGTTGACGACGGCCCTGACTATCCAAAAGACTGTTTTGGTTGCTATGCGCCTGGGACTGAAGAATGCGACTGGTGCGAGTTTTCTGACGAGTGCGCGGAGGGATAGAGACATGGAAAACGACGTACAATGCACCTGGACACCATGGAACCCCTGCTGGTTTGGAACCGGCACGTATGACACCGAATGTGGTAACACCCACTACTTCAGCGAAGGCGGCATCAGAGACAACCAGTATCGTTTCTGTCCCTTCTGCGGAAAACCAATCAAGGAAATAGCTCATGACCAGCAGAACTGAAAATACTGAGGCCATAGAGCAACTGTTTGGCCGGCTGCAGCGAGAATTCGGCAACCTGGCCCCGCTGATCATCAAGGTCATGGTAGACAGCATCGGCGGTCTGCGTATCACCTTTCCGGATTTGCAAGACCTTTACCGGCAAGAACGCAACCGGCTGATCAGAAATGAATTCACCGGATTCAACCACGAAGAGCTTGCCATCAAATACCGGCTGAAAGCCAGGCAAGTCAGAAGGATCATCCAAAAGGGGGAATAATGGGATTCATCGGCAGCATCAACGACAAACTGCGTAAATTTTTCTACACCATAGAATGTCTGTGGGATTGCCCCACACAGAAAGACGCAGAGGATCTGGCAGACCAGGCCCAGGCCATGCTGCAAGAAGCAGGTATTCTGGAATATGACTGGCGCACCGGAAAGGAGATGAAAAATGTGCAACCCAACCAATGAAGACCGGGCCGTCCGTATTGACAAACTGATTGAATACTATGCTATCGAGTGTAAGGGTGACGCCTACGCCGACGAGACCGATCCTCAGGACATCATCTGCGACATCATGCACTGGTGCGACCGTGACGGCTACAACTTCGAGGAATTTCTAAGCATGGCACGCTTCCACCACGAAGCAGAAAGGGTAACAGTATGATCTACACCATCGGCTACCAGGGGCTTCAGCTCCCGCAATTCAAGCGGATACTGGAAGAAAAACAGATCGACATTCTGGTTGACGTCCGCAGCAAACCAAACGGCAGGGCCTTCCAGTACAACCGCAAGGCACTTGAGGCATGGCTTCCCACCTTGAGCAAACTCTACTGGTACAAGGGTGATGTCCTGGGCGGATTCAAACCGATAGAGCCGGATGCGCTGCAGTGGCTTGAAGGCCTCAATCACAACATGGGAATCAAGACCAACACCGCCAACACCGGCCCGATCCGCTTCAACTACCTGCTGCTGTGCTTCGAGGCCAACCCGCGTGAGTGTCACCGGCACTACATCCTGGCACGGCACCTGACCAGCAAGGGCATTGAAGTGATCCACCTGGACAAAGATATGAGAGAAACACCGGCAAGCACGCTGTTCAGTCAGCCATCACTACTGTAGGAGGCACGCGATGGAAGAGGCAACCATCAAACCTGTAGAGATAGAGGCACAAGAAACCAGTCTGGCAATCAGCCTGATCTACCCGAACCCGGATCAGCCCCGCAAACTGTTTGATCAGAAGGCCCTTGATGAACTGGCCGGCAACATCCGGCAATATGGTGTGCTGCAGCCGCTGGTGGTGGTCCGGCGCGGCAAGCGGTTTATGATCATCGCCGGAGAACGGCGCTGGCGGGCCTCGCAACTGGCAGGCCGTAAGTATGTCCCGGTCAGGATCATCGAAGCCGATGACCACCTGGTTGAAGAACTGGCCCTGTTGGAGAACATCATGCGCCGGGACTTGAACCTGATCGAAGAGGCCAAGGGCTACCAGGCCCTGCTTGATCGTGGTTTTACAGTCGAGGCCCTGGCCGCAAAGCTGGGCTTCCGGCAACCATGGCGCATCACCGAGCGCACCCAGCTTTTGAACCTGGCCGGCGATTATCAGGATCTGGTAGTCAAAGGCACCCTTACCCCTTCCCAGGCCTTCGAGCTATCCCGCGTCCCGCGTGAGCAGCAGCAGCTTGTCTTCCGCAAGATCCGCGACGGCCAACTCAACAGCTACGACAAGCTGCGGGCCTTTGTCACGGCAATGGTCAACATTGAAGAAACCATGGCCCTGTTTGACGTGCCGGAAATGACCGCAGAAGAACAGAAGGCCCTCACCAGCTACGAGCGGATGATTGAAAAGTGTATGGAAGTGGTCCGCAAGGCCTACGATGACAACGATCTGGTCGTGCTCAAGAAAGTCACCCGTGCCAATGTCCAGACCAACCTTGACCGGCTGGATCTGATCACCAAGGGCCTGTCCAAGATCCGCAAGGTGCTTACCGAGAACGTCATGCAGCAAGAAGCGCTTGAGCTGGCAAAGGCGGCGTAACATGAAAAAAATATTTGCAAAGAGCGGTTATGAAGTTTGGTCACAGTATGACTCATCCTCACAGGTGTACGAACTGTTTACAGACAAGGACGGCGTAGGATATGTGGGCTGTGCTGACACACCAGCCGAAGCACTTGAAGTCGCCGAAGATTGGGTGCAACAGCGAGAAGAAGAGTAGCGATTCAAACCGAAATAGTGTCATAGCCTGCCAAAACAAGACCTTGCAACCTGCTACAAGGAGCCCCAAGGCGCGAAAAGCGTCCGGGGCTTTTTGTTTGCGGGGAAAGCATTGACAGTGATGCGCCGGTTCCCACCGGAGAAGGTGCCGCAAGTTCACCTACCCGCTCCATCTTCAGGGGAGCGTCATGTCAGAGCAGCAACAACCAACAGAACTGACAGCCGAAAAGCTGGCCAAGGCACTCAAGACCAACCTGGCCAGAAAGCTGGCCGCCGGCGACACCGCAGGGGTTGCGCGGGAGATCCGCGATCTGCGTCAGCTTGAAAAGGAAATGGCTACAGAGAAGCAGGCCAGAGAAACCCCCGCTGAAGAGATAGACCCGGACGGCGATCCCGTCCTTGAACGCCTGCGCGTCAAGCGCAAATACACCATGACCGACAAGGCGCTTGCCCAGCGCAAGGCCGCCTGCCAGCACTCCACCGGCCCAATTACCGAAGAAGGCAAGGCCGCCTGCAGCAAAAATGCCTGGAAGCATGGCCTCCATGCACGTACCCGCCTGCTTAACACCGGCAAGCCCTGCAAGTCCACCTGTCCACAATACCCCTGCAGCCTGGTTGATGACGGCGCCACCCGTCCCGGCCAGCAGTGCCTTGATAAAGAATACATGCTCTCCTGCCTTAACGCCATCAGCGACGCCCTGCAATCCGGCAATCTGTACGAGCTGAAGAACGTGGCCGCCCTGCAGATGTCCCAAACCATGCAGGTGGTTGATGAGCTGCAGGCATCCATCCTTGAATATGGCGTCTACATCAAAGACGAAAAGCTGGACAAAGACGGCAAGGTTATCGGCTACGCCTTAAAGCCTAACCCTTCGCTGCTTCCCCTCTCCAACCTGTTGAAGGCCGCCGGTATCACCATGCCGGACTTTATGATTACCCCGGCAGCGCTGGAGCGCAAGAAGACCGATGAAAACGCAGCCGCCACCATCGCCGACATCTTCAAAAACGCCGGTAACGCTCTGGCACAGGCCAAAGGAACAGGCCGGAAAACCGATGATGGAGCCGCTTGATCACATTGCCGACCTCGGCAAAGCGATCATGGTGCCGCCGGAATTTTTTGACGTCACCCTGAAAGACCTTGATTGGTCGTGGCACCAGATAGCACGGGGAGAATTCCCAGCCCCTTTCACTTCGCTGGAAGAGCTGCAGCTTGCCATTATCTGCGCCGATCCGGTCCTCTGGACCACCGCCTTTCTGCGCAACCCGGACGATCCAGACCGGCCCTGGCAGTTTTGGGACTACCAGCAGGAATCAATCCGATACCCAGGCAACACCCTGCATGAGTGCGGCGCCGAGGTAGGCAAAACCCGTGAGATCATCGGTTTCATCCTCTGGAAGGTTTTCACCGTACCCAATGGTTCCGGCCTGGTCACGGCCCCCATGACCATTCACCTGATGGAGATCATCGACACCATTGTTGAGCAACTGAACCACAACCCGGCCCTGGGCAAGGCGTTGGTGCTGCACCGCAAGCAACCCCACCACCACCTGAAGTTTGCCAACGGGTTCAAGGTAGACTTTCGCCCCACCGGCCATGACGGCGAGGCGTTGCGCGGTGTTCACGTCAGCACCTTTGCCATGTTTGACGAAGCAGCCAAGGCCAAGAACAAGGACATCTTCAAGGAGTTTTGGCGAGCCAGCAAGCCCGGCTGCGTCCACAAGCTCTACAGCACCCCTGACGGCGACCGTTCATGCGTGTTCTATCGCCTCTGTCAGAAGGCCGACGGCAAGCTGAAGGCCGATGAAGCAGAGCAGTCTGACGATGCCGCCCTGAAAACCCTTGAGTTCAGAAAGTACCAGTGGAGTAAAGAGCTGATGCCTGCCCCGTTCTGGACGCCGGAACGGCGGCGTTTTTACATTGACCAGTACGGCGGCGAGGATTCTCCAGGCTACCAGCAAAACGTGCTGGGTAATTGGGGCGATCCTGAAAACAGCGTCTTCCCCTGGTATCAGTTCAGCCGTCTGCTGCACGAGATCCCCGAATATCGTTGCCTCAAGATTCTGGTGGATGAATCCCACGGCGAGATCAGCCTCTACGGCTACGAACTGCAGGCCCAAGTGGTTGACGGACAGAAGGGTAAGCCCGACGTAGTCACCATCTGCGACCGGAGAATGTCAAAGCGGGACTTTGATATTTCAGCGGAGATCAAGGCGTTTTTTGATCCGATGCCAGGACTGCTGTTTGGCGGCGCAGACCTTGGCTTTTCGCAAGACCCGACAGAGATCTACGTCAAGTTGATCTACGGCAAGGCTCACCGCCTGATCTGCCGCCTGCAGCTGAAAGGCGTCACCTACGATCAGCAGGCCGAGGCGATCAACGCCCTTGATGACATCTACGATGCCGGTCAGAACAAGATGGGATGGGGTGTTGACTTCGGTAACGCCGGTTCAGCTGTTGTGCATATTCTGCAAGGACAGGATCAGTACCAGCATAAGGACTTTGAGAGCCGTCTGACTGGCTACCAGTTCGGCGCGGCATACGATGCAGTCAATGAAGATGGTGATCTGATCATAGACAAGAAGACCAACAAGCCGATCAGGTTGAGCGCCAAAGAACTGTCAACCGATCTGCTCACCACCAAGATGCAGCGTACCGAACTGCAGTATCCCTATGACCCGGACATCGTGCTGTTCTACCCGAACCATACCTACCGCAACAGCAGCAACCGGCGGATCTACAAAGACGTTGACGATCACGTTATTGACGCCGACCGCGTGCTTACCCTGCGGGTGGTGCTGCCGGGAGACAATCAGGAGGATCTCTTTGCATGAAACTCTTTGGCTTTGATATACGCTTCGGCAAAAGTCGCGTGCCCGGCACGCTGGCCCCTGACAACTCCGGCTGGCAGTTGCGGCCGGTTGATGGCCAAGGCCCGTTCACCAGCTACTTTTCAACCTTTGTGCCGCGCAAGATAGACCCTGTCTTTTTTGAATTTTTAATTGAGAGCGTCCCGATCTGCGGGGCAGCCATCAACAAACTGGTCACCCTGGACGGCATCCCCATTGTCACCGGCAGCAATCAGAAGCTGGTGGATGAGATCAATGAATGGATGCAGCACGTCCCGGTCAACGACATCCAGAAGGGACTGCAGGCCTTCCATCAGGGGATCAGCCGCGAGGCGTTTGAGCAGGGCTTTTCCTTTGGTGAATTCATCACTGACAAAAAGCGTTCAGATATCATCGGCCTGCGGGTGGCAGACTCCAAATTCATCAAATTCAGCCGTGACGATTCCGGTCTGCGGGTCTATCAGCGTGCCGACAATGACAATCAGGATCGGGAGCTTAATCAAGAAAACCTGATCTATTTCAGCGTCAACAACGAGAACACCAACCCCTACGGCACGCCGGTCTTGCGAGGGTGTGAGTTCGTCAGCAAGATCATCACCACCATTTACCAGGCCACAGCCAACACCTGGACCCGCTTTGGTGATCCGCCCTACTCCATCATCTACAAGACCAGCCGTAAAGACGGCGCTGATCTGGAGGCTCGGCGCAAGACCATCACCGACGAAATCAACGCAGCGGCGCGGGCCAAGGCCGCCGGTAAATCAGTGGATTTTGTCAGAGCCATCGACAAGGACAGCGACATCAACATCAGCGTGCTGGG